GGATTGACGAGTTGCGAGAAATCAATGAAGAAGGATTTAGAGCGGCTACTCCAGTTACAAGGGCTAGACCGAACTCTCAATCGCTGTATACAAGTAACGCGGGGGATGCGTTTAGTTCTGTCCTTAACGACATGCGAGAGCGTGCCATGTCATATCCACCAAAATCCTTTGGCTTCTACGAATACTCAGCCCCTCAATACTGCAAGATAGAAGATCGTAATGCTTGGGCTTTGGCTAACCCTGCTATGGGATATACCGTCTCAGAAGAGGCTATTGAAGAAGCGATAGCCAGTTCACCTATAGAAAATACTCGAACGGAAACGTTATGCCAGTGGATTGACTCTCTGAGCAGTCCGTGGCCTCATGGAGTCCTTGAAGAAACTTCAGATAGCACTTTAGAATTGTCTCCTGGTGCATATACCATATTCGCATTCGATGTCAGTCCTTCCAGACGTAATGCATCTCTTGTTGCGGGACAGTTGATGCCAGATGGAAGGATTGGCATTGGAATACTTCAAACGTGGCAGAATCAAGTAGCTGTAGATGATCTACAAATCGCAGCAGGCATTAAATCATGGTGTGATATCTACAAACCACGACAAGTCTGTTTCGATAAATACGCAACCCAATCAATAGCCGATAGGTTGGCTAATTCTGGCGTTATAGTCGAAGATGTGTCTGGCCAGCAGTTCTATCAGGCTTGTGGCGATTTACTCAATGGATTAGTCACTAATAAGGTCGTACATAATGGGCAAGCCGAACTGATCCAACAGATGAATAACTGTGCAGCTAAAGTCAATGACTCAGCATGGAGAATCATCAAGCGAAAGTCTGCTGGTGATATCTCAGCCCCTATTGGCCTTGCAATGGTTGTCTCCAAGTTGATGCTCCCAGTGCCTAAACCTCAAATCTATATAGGAGAAGGTTAGACACTCCCTAGCATATTGTATATATTCTTGACAAATGCTATAGTATATGTCTATGGGTATATTTTCGCGTGCAGTATCAAAGCCAACTCAGCCAACTGTCCTAGCGCAATATGCCCCTCAAGTTCTTAGCACTCCATTAGTTACTTCTATAGCACCCTCTCAATCAATTACGAGAGAATTAGCTTTAGAGATTCCTTCAGTAGTAAGAGCACGCAATTTAATTTGCGGCACTATTGCTTCAATGCCGATAGAGTTATATCGAAAATCAACTGGTGAAGAATTAAGTAAGCCAGTATGGATGGATCAACCAGCAATCAATCAACCACGTTCTGTAACTATTGCTTATACAGTTGATTCATTATTATTTTATGGCTGGGCAATTTGGATCGTTAAATCTCGCTATCAAGAGGATGGACGGCCGGCATCTTATGAGTGGGTTCCTAACACTCGTGTAGTTCCTTACTATGGAGATTCAGAAGGTCGCTTAATTGAAGGTTATTATGTTAATTCAGTATTTTATTCTAACAATGATGTAGTTACATTCCAATCTCTTAATGATGGTGTACTTACAACAGGTGCAAGGATATTAAGAGCTGCTTTGGATTTAGAAATTGCTTCAGCAATTGCAGCATCTACTCCAATGCCTACAGGTTACATCTCCAATTCAGGGGCTGACCTTGATCCTAAAGAAGTTCAAGGATTACTATCTGCTTGGAAAACCGCTAGATCTCAGCGCAATACTGCCTACTTAACCTCTACTTTAAGTTACCAGCCAGTATCGTATTCACCTAAAGAAATGCTTTACAACGAAGCCAAAGCCGATTATGCAACTCAAATAAGCCGTCTATGCAACGTAGATGCGTTCTATCTTTCAGCAGATGCTAATAACTCAATGACTTATAGCAATCTTCTGGATTCTCGTAAACAGTTCGTCTCTTTGACTCTGCAACCTTTCATATCCGCGATTGAAGACCGACTAAGCATGAATGATGTAACAGCTCAGGGCAACGAAGTGCGTTTTGATTTAGATGCATCATTCCTACGAGCTAATCCAATGGATGAATTACTAGTGATTGAAAAACTACTCACACTAGGATTAATCGATATAAATCAAGCTATGGAAATGACAGATATAACTCCTAACGGAAGTAATGGGATGGACTAATGGAAAATCAAATAATTACATTTTCGGCAGCAGAATTAATTGCCAATGTCGAAGATCGTACAATCTCTGGCAAAATCGTACCAGCAGGTACAGGCGAAGTAGGCAATACTTCCGCAGGCCGAGTTGTATTTGAACAGGGTGCAATCGCACTACCTGAAGATGCTAAAACTATTAAACTTCTCAATCAACACGATCACAAACAGCCTCTAGGCAAGGCAACCTCATTTACTGTTGCTGAAGATGGCATTTATGCATCTTTCAAAATTAGCCGCAGCAATCGAGGCAGTGAAGCACTAATCCTAGCCGAAGAGGGTTTACAGGCAGGTTTATCAGTCGGAGTTGAAGTAATCAAAGCAAAGAATAAAGGCGGCGTTATGCATGTGTCAGCTGCCAAATTATTCGAAGTATCTTTAGTAACTGATCCAGCCTTCAAATCTGCCCAAGTTACTGATATCGCTGCTGAGGAAACTCCAGAGGCAGTAGAAGAAATCCAACCAACAGAAAGCGAGACAGCTGTGGAGAATACTCCAGAGACAGTTGCAGCACCAGTAGAGGCAGCAGCGGTTGAAGCTGCTCGTCCAACTGTTGCAGTAACAAACGTGCGCGAGCGCACTGCACCAATCACATCTGAACAATATCTAGGAGCATCTATTAAGGCTGCTCTCGGTGATAATGATGCTCGTCGCATCGTTGAAGCTGCTGATGACACAGTATCTACAAATACTGGCCTAACATTGCCAGCACACCTAACAAACTTTATTACAACTACATTCTCAGGCCGTCCAGCCTTTGGTGCAGTTACTCAAGCAGGACCAGTACCACAGTTATCATTCACAGTCCCTAAAATGGGAACTGCACCTACTACAGCAGTAGTGGCAGAAGCAGCAACAGTAACTGCTACTGGTATGACTTCAACTTACGATACAGTAACTGCTAGTAAGTACTCATCAATTAACCGAGTATCTTTCGAACTTCTAGATTTCTCTAACCCAGCATTTGAGACATTGCTTCTCAACGAAATGCGTAAAGGTTATGAGAAGGCTACAGATGCTGCACTTATTTCAGCATTTACTAGTTCCGGTACTCAAGCTTCTACAACAGCAGCAACAGCAGCAGGACTCCAATCATTCATAGCAACAGAATCAGCAGCAGCTTATAAGGGTACTGGTGGAGATTTTGCTACTAAACTCGTTGCTTCTACTGATCAGTGGGCAGCTATTCAAGGTTATGTCGATGGCTCAAACCGCCCTCTATATAACGTTGCTTCTCCACAATTCAACGCTCCTGGTCAAGTTAAAGGACAAACTAATGTCGGTAACATTCTTGGTACTGATTTAATCGTTGATCACAACATCACTACATCTGGTGTTATTGATGAATCAGCATTCTTGGTTGCTCCAGGATCTGTTTATGTCTGGGAATCTCCAGTCACAAATCTACGTATCAATGTTCTATCTTCTGGTGAAATTGATATCAATATGTACGCTTACATGGCAATTTATGTTGCTAAGGGTGGCGCAGGCGTACGTCGTTTCAACCTTACTTAATCAGTAAGTAACTAAGTCGCTGAGAGGGGCATAGCCCTTGCCCCTCTCAGCCTTTAGAAGGGAATTAAATGTCACTCTGCACAGTCTCTGAACTTCGTTCAGCCCTTGGTGTCGGTACCTTGTACCCAGATGCAACCCTTCAATCATCTTGTGATGCTGCCGATGCAGTCATCCTTCCAATGCTATGGAGTTCAACTCAATTTGCTGTAGCTCATAGCAATGAAGTGGGCGTAGGTACTCTTTATTTTGATGTCCCTACTACAAATATATTTTATGTAGGGCAATCAGTTACAGTCGCAAATTGTGGAACAAAATATAACGGTACTAAAACTATTACCGCTGTTAGTGATTATTCAATTAGTTTTGTTACAACTCATACAACTGCACAGTCAAGACATCCTATTGAACCTTACGGAACAATCATTGGGGATGCATATACTGATTTCACAGCAGATTCCTCAGTTCAAGAAGCAGCTTTAATGATCGCTGTTGATATCTGGCAGGCACGCCAAACCTCTAATAGTGGTGGCTCATCTCCAGACTTCCAGCCTTCCCCCTACCGTATGGGTAATACCCTCATGGCTAGGGTGCGAGGATTATTAGCACATGTACTCGACCCACGTTCAATGGTCGGATAATGTCAGTTGCTCTTACTACACTAAGAACCACTATTGCAGAGGCTATTCAAGACGATAGCAAGTGGCAGACTTTCGCATTCCCACCAGCAACGATTATGGCTAACTCTGTTATTGTC